TAATGAATGAGGCTATGTAGCCGTCTGCATTGATGGTGAAATCTGTGCCTGATCCTAAGATAGGTGATTTGCTTAATTCTCTGTAGGCAACACCTCCGATAGTCCCTTGATTTACTGAACCATTTAGGTAGTAAGAAACAGAAGCACCGCCTCCACCTATACTTGAAGGGAAGTCTGCTAGGCTACCATCACCTCGGATGTACTGCGCTGTAGTTCCTGCTCCTGAAATAGTGATATTTCCGCTTGTAGTTACAGGGCTACCAGATACTGTAAAGGCAGAAGGTACTGAAAGACCTACCGAAGTGACCCCTACATCTAGGTTATCCTGCATCCAATCCTGAAGGGTTGATACAGTTACCTTGTTAGTAGTGGTAGCACCGCTTGCTACTATAGGAAGGACATCATTATTAGCAATGTCCGTTCTCTCAATCAGTTGACTTATTCTCTTATCTGCCATACTTATCAAATATAAAATCTAGAACTTCCGTTTTCCTGTAGCATATAGGCATCATTCTCAAGAAGGATGTAGTCATAGTCCACAGGGCTGATATTTCTAAGGATCTTGAATAGGGAAACGTAAGATAATCCGTTCGCTATCGGGTTATATTTGTCCACCTTCTCAAGTTGAAAGTAGTGAACACCTACCTTGACAATAGTCCTGAAATCTAGGTTTGAAATATCGGTAGGGGTAAGGTAAAAATACCCTTCCAAAAGCCTACTATTTCTGTCCCCTATCGAAGTGATTAGCCCCTCGTAATACTCAGTATACAGGTTATTATTTTGAGGGTATAAACCAATGCTGAAATAAACCTCCCTAGGAAAAGAGAAAAGCACATCTGTCTGAGGCTCGATAGGATCATCTAGGTGACCTGCATAGGGATAGTTAGTATATGCTATATTCCCTGAAGCATACCCTATATTCCAAGAAGGACATTCAACCTGTGGCTTCCAATATGCTATTCTAGGCTTGAAGTTATCAGGTACTTTCACCCCATTCTCTACCTTGTAAAGGTGAATCATGATTCTACCTGCTACCTGCTCCCTCATTACAGGAGGGCTGAAGACCACTTTCACAGTCTTTGTGTCAAGTATAAAATCATTGTCTATGATCGTTCTGCTTTCCCCATAAGCCTCATTGAATTTGGTCTTATAAGATGTAGACCAGTAGTCTGAATCATCATCAAAGGTAAGCCTGTATTCCTTTGCCGATAGTTCGGAAAGAGGGGTTATAGTGATGTCCTGTGATTGGTCTAGTTTATCACTCCAATCAAGTGCCTGATCTTTGAAGGTTCTGTAGAACTCATTATAGGGCACGATCTCAAGGACATTTGTCCGAAGCCTGTCTTGAGTTACATACAAGTTGTACATCGAAATGATAGACTTCAAGAAATCCCTCTGCTTCATTGACTTTGGCAAGGTGTAGCCTATCTTCATGGTATCCCCTTCCTCAAGTTCTACCGCCACGGGTACTGTGTTGCCTATCTTAAATGTCCCTCCTGGCTGAATCACTACCTCGGTCTGCAGTTGGGTATTCGTTCCTAATCCTGCAATCTCTCCGGTAAGCCTGATTTCAAAGTAGTCATCTTCTGCAAGGTCTAGACCTCCTGAAATCTCAAAAGCAAAGGTTCTAACTTGCCCCTGTGTAGTCATTGAAACAAGCCTAGAAAAATAGAATACTTCGTGAGTTCCGTTCTTCATTACAGAAATAGTCCATACGTTATCTATGTACCCCTGCAATGCTTCAAAAGATATGGTTAAATTTAGATTTAATCCTGTCTGTAACGACTGCGCTTTTGTCCAAGTGAATCGAGTACCCCCGTTACTGATGTCGAATCCTGAAGCCTCTACAGAATTAAATGCGACCAAGTGAGTAAAATCAGGATCAGTAGTTATCTCTGCTTGATAAAGGTTAGAAGTCTGATTCAGTAGGGTAGTGCTTTCTCTTGTGATGGTCTTCTCGGCCGTGATCAAAAGCAACTTTCTGAAATAGAAACTTTCAAAGAAAGGTGCAGTTAGTTGAAAGTTAGCCTCGGCAAAGATCCTTCTTAAAATCTCGGTGACAAATACAGCAGGCTTGAAGTTCTTGATAGGGTAGGTGATTGAGTCTACTGAATAGCCGTAATCTACCAAAGGGTAGACATAGTTCTGCGCTCCTTCTACCCATTCAGTCCTGCCCCATGAGTTTTCTATATTAGTTCTATTCCAGACATGGTCATAATCCGCAAAATTTAATTCTGCTAGAGTCTTATCACCCAACTCATGGAGGATATCTCGAAGCCGTCCAAACATATTGACCTCATAGGTAATATCACCCTCCCTAGAATTGATCTTAGACATCCTTAAAACCCCGTCAAATATCTTGACGTTATCAAGGAAGATCTGAGCCTTTGCCTGTTTAGCAGGGTTGAAGTTTACCCCTATGTTGACATCCTCTTCATTGTATTCATTATTCACCGAAATATCAAAGATATTCCCAAAAAGGCTTTGATTTTTTGCCGTGTTTGGCAGGATAATAGTCTTTGAATAGGAAGTATTTCGCCTCTCAATATCGCTAACATCAGCCACCGAGAAGGTGAAATCAACATCGATATCTCCAAGGGTATCCGCTTCGATCCCTTCTACGAATAGCCTTGCGCTCATATTACCTGTCGGGTGTTTAGTAGTTGGAATTCTACATCTATTTCTAAGTTGAATAACTTATCAGAGGCAGTTTTCTTTACCTCGTATGTGGTAGCGTTTGGCTTAACCGGTATCCAAGAAGGAGTGATGTAGTTATCATTCACCAAGTTCAAATAAACCAAAGGGCTTGAGTACAGTTCCCTCAGAAGTTCCGCCTGCACATCATTGATGTAGTCCGAAATGATTCTCCAGTTCTGGGTCTCCTTAGTGAAGTAGATAGGGTTTACGTTCTTTACCACGATCCCATTCGCCTCGTATATATCCCCGTTGTAGTTTCTTTCATAGCCTTTCTTTTCAATCTGAAAAGTAGTCTTATTTACTAGGTCAAAGTTGAAGAAATCATAAACCCCGAACTTGTTTAGGTAGGCTATCCTCATAGGATCGTACCTGCCACATGATTGAGTATATAAAGTTGCAAATTTGTACCTCCTTGTAGATCCGTTATTCCAATTTACAAAGAGTTGAATAGATGACACACTACCGCCATAGGTCAAAGGAGTGATCTGAATGTAAGTGATGTGAGGGCTAGTTACTGTGGTCGGTGTTATATAGTAGGTCTGAGTGGTTGCGTTATTGTAGGTTACCAATAGTTCTACATTGGTCAAAAGCCCTGTATTGATAAAGCCAAAAACCTGAGCATCGGTCTCTCTTAGTTTGATAGTATCCCATGCCGTCAAAGGCTTGTATACTGTGTTGCTAGATCCCCAATACTGAGCCTGTCCTGAGTACCAATTCTTCAACTCAAGTAAAGGCAAAGCCCCTGCGAAAGCATACTTGGTCTCACTCACTACCTCGCTTGCTAGGACTATTACAAATTCCCCATCAACTTCGTAGTATTCGTAGCACTTCAGGTAGTATCCCTTGATTGCATTCTTTGAACTTGATGAAGTAGCAGTCTCATAGAATCCCTTGCTGTAGGTAAAGTCAACAGAGACATATTTTGAAACGTCAAATTCTACAGGATCTCCAGGATCAGCAGGGCTATCGTAGTAGGCAGTAGTCACGAGTTCATCATCTGAGTTATAAACTTTGACCACATACTTGAAACCGATCTCTTCCGAGTTCGTGCTGCTTATCGTGTAGTTGATCCGATTGAATGCCGGAAGGATGTCTATGCTTGGTTCTACTAGGGTTATCATTTGCTTATTCTTAAAACGAGTGAATCACTTCCAATGGTTTGAATGTCTACGTTGAATTCAGGGGTCGCTTCATCGATTGATTTCTTGATGAATTGCCTTCCTTCAATACCGTACTTTTTGATGTAGTATGCTAATCTTTTAGCACTTGTTGAAATCTGAGGTAGTACATTTCTGCCCTCTATCAGGTTAGTCGCTTCAATCTCCATGTTCTTCCGTTGCATCCAACCTTGCAACTGCTGTAAGGCTTCAGGAGGCATCCCGTAGGTTTTGAATTGGTAGAACTTTCCCTGATCATTCTTGTAGGTCTTCCGCTTGTTTTGAATACCCCTTACCCCCTTATCTATGTAGTCGGCATAGTCTACACCTATACCAATCTCAAGCCTGTATCCTGTCTTTGTTTCCTTTACCCCGATCACAGAAAAAGAGGAAGACAATCTACCTGAATCCGCAGGTGTATTTTTGGCTAGGTTTTCAACTATGTTAATGCCTAGTTTGGTCATGGCATCGCTCACGTTTTTGATTAACGTGCCTTCTACAGCAGCAATGTATTCGCTAGGCTCAAGTTTCCTTCCGCCTATGTTTAAATTCGCTACTTGAGTTTTTGTTGCAACTGCCATTTCTTTAACTGCGCTTCTTTGTCCTTATTGTAATCCTTCAAATATGCTAGGGTATTCAAGTACTCCACTACCCTCAAATCATAGGCATCATTTACCTTTATATTCTGGAAGTCTGCGACCTGCTTAGTGCTAAATACCCAGCCCCACCTTGCCATAAATCCACTACCTTCTTCGCCATCTCCTGATTCACCATTGAGGAGGTTATGGTATTGCTTATTAATTCGCTGAATAATTGACAAAAAAAAAGCATACAAGCATATACTTCTATGAATTTTGCCCCTAGCAAATCATCTGCCACCACGTCATGAGGCACTACCCCATAGCCCTGATACCTCTTCCCTTTCATCGGTAGAAAGAAGCACGCAGCAATCTTATTGAGTTGCATGATTTCACCGCTAAAAGCAAGAATGTCAATGTACTGACCTGCCGTAATCTCGTGTAGTTCATGGCAGAACTTGTACCTATTCTCCCCTACCTGCAAATAGTCTACAGGTTTGGTCTGTGGAATGTTATTAAAGAAATCCAACTTCTCAGCGTAGGTGTGCATGAGATCACGATACTTGTAGGTATCATAGTGTTCCTCACTTTTACCCTCCACGATAGCAAGCATCTTCTGCTGCTTCTCAATGATGTTAAGATTTGCGTTTGTTTCGATATCGTACAGGCTGATGAACTGCCCGACAGTCAATTTATCCCACATAGTTTTAAATATATTTTTTTGGTTTGATGTATCTATCGGAATGAGTACTTCCCTAGATGGCTGTTGCTGATCTTATTCACCACCGAATACCTGAGTGCATCTAGTGCGTGATTGAAATTGTCTACAGGCTTATTAGTCATCTGCCCATTCTTATCTTCTATGTATTTGTAGTTTCTCAGTTCCTTGATCAGGTTGTAACTTCCCTCCGTTGCAAATAATTTGTATCTCCTGATTATGTCTATCCCT